CATTTTCTTGATTAATCCAAGGTATAAAAAGTACAGGCAATTTACCCAACATCACTTCAGTTGGATCAGAATAAACAGTTACATTATCATACTCACGCAAGAGTAGATCAACTGCATTAACTTGATTGGTGTTCTTATAATAAGCAGTATGATTGCCGACAATTGTATGAACTTTTACCCCCATTTCTTGGAGACGATCATAGTAATTATTCTTAGCCCAAGATAGAGCAGAGAAATCAATTCCTTTACGACTATCAAAAGTATCTCCCATATCTACAACAGTAGTAATCCCTTGCTCTTCGAGTGTAGGGAAAAATACATCGTTGTAGAACTTTAGGAAATAGTCATGAAAGAGTTTAGAATTCTTTCTTGCCCCAAAGTGCTGGTCGGTAATAATTGCGACTTTCATTCAATAGCGAAGCTTGCTGTGGACTCCATCCTTGATGCTATTATAGTCGGAATAGTTACCACCGTCAATATTGTTGTCATCTGTAAACACTTCAGAATATCCAGAACGCTCAAGAATCTTGTTCTTGATTTCTAGTTGACGCTTTTCTCTTTGAATACGACGAAGGAAAGCATAGTGAATAATTTGAGTGAAGTATGCAAAGGGGTTCTGTGACTTCTCTGGATTGAAGTTGTGAATGTATTGGACACAGTTCTCAATCCCATCAGAAATCATATCCTCCTTGAACATATAGTTCACGAAGTTTGGTTTGAAGGAAAGGTGATTAGCAATCTTCAGGAAACACTCTCCAATGTAGCGAGGAATAGGAGGCTTTGGTTTTCCTTGAATCTCTGCGATTTCTTTGTCTTCACGATACTTAATTAGAGCAGCGAGAAACTCTTTGTTATTGACGTAATGCTCTGACCTCTTTCTCTTGGTCATAACTGCTGTGGTTATCATAAGTTTTTATCATTATTATGTATAGATTATACCACTTAAACAAATAGTTGACAAGATACCAAATACCGGATAGAATACCTTTGTTGGGTTTGAAGATGAGGCTTCAGCTATTTTTATAAAGCTTCTCTAATATCTCTTTAGCATCATTAACATTAGCAAGATATCCCATTCTACGATTGATTTTTGATTGATTACCATCTTTCGTAGATTGACGGATGTAGTTCTGATACATCATTATCATTTCTATATCAGAAGATTCAGACATGGTTAAGACATCTTCCATGTTTAAGATGAACATATCTTCAGTTGTTGTCTTTAGCCATGGTTCTAGTTTATATCCAACAACTCCTGTTCTTCCTTTTATTTCAGAAACTATTATTGGATTAGTAACTAAAAGCATAGTTCTATCATCTTCTTCTGTTGCAGCAACTTTACAGAAGATCTCTTCACCTGTTTTTAGTTTTACTGTTGCATAAAAGTCGTCTTCAATCATTAGTCCTTAAGTTGTATTGTGATTATTTCATAATTAAAGTTTTCTTCATTGTAGGTCTTAATTCTTTCGATTAGATGATTTAAAGTATAGTTCTTTCTTGATTTAAATGTACAATCATCAGAGATGTCGTAGAGGACGGCTTTAGTTTTATCTTTTCCTTTTCTAAGTACTCTTCCAATCGATTGTAGATTTCTAATTCTTGATTTACTAGGTGAAGCAAAGATAACATTATGGAGGTTTTTAATATTAATACCTGTAGAAAAAGTTCCATAAGAAGCAACGATGATTGCGTTGTTTTCTCTCTCAGTAATTTCCCTTACCTGTTCTCTTTCTTCTGTATCTACACCACCATGAATAAAAAATACCTTACGGTCACTTCGCTTTTTATTATTTATCATTTCATAGAGTATTGCTCCATGAGCTTCCACCCTACTGAATAACACAAGAGTATTTCCTTTTAAATCTAGTGTAAGATTTGTGATAAATTTATTTCTCTTTTCGTGAGAGATTAAATATTGTATCTCATCTTCATAAGTTTCAAACTTTTGTGGATTATGTTTGAGAACAAGACACTGAATATCAAGTTGAGAAAGGTGTCCTTGTCTCATCAACTCATCAGTTCTTGTTACTTTATATGATGGACCAAATAATCCTTCTAGGACCCATTTGTGAGTTTGAGTTCCATCAAGAGTTCCTGTGAAACCAAAACGATACTTTGCATGATGAAGTTTAGTCATAATCTCAATCAGAGATTTGCTCTTGAATAAATGAGCTTCATCACCTATAATGACGCCATAATCCTCAAAGAATGAACGATCTAGTTTATATACTGATTGCCAAGTTGTAATAGTTACTGGATATTCATTAGTTTTTTCCCTACCAGAATAGATACGGTGGCAATATGAGTCAGCATTCCAACCATAATCAAGGAAATCCTTGTACATCTGCTCTACAAGAGATGTCGTCGGAACAACTAAAAGAATTTTTTCTCCTCTATCCACATAATATCTTACGAGAGAATAAATCATCAGTGATTTGCCGCTCGCAGTGGGGCTTATCAATAGTTTTCTATTATGCTTTAGGGCACCATATACTCCCTCAATCTGATATTTCCTGGGAGTATGGGCACAAATGGAATGCATGTAATCCTTGACACCTTCATATGAGATATGTTCATTCTCTTCATATGGTGTACCATAGAACTTATTATCTTCAAACTTATAAGTGTATCCATATTGCTTACAGAAGGATACGATTTTATCTAGCAAACCAACATAGATTTGCTTCGATCTCATATCAAATAGATGAATTTCTCCATTCCAATTTCTACCACGATATTGTGGCATGAATTTGGCATTTGGGACCTCAAACTTAAAATGGTCTCTTAGTTCATACTCGATATGAGGTTCTGTATTAATCTTTAAAAATACTTCGTTGGACTTGGAAATAACAAGATTTGCTGTTGTATCAATCACATACATCCATTCATCTGGATGTATTTATTCGTCTACTCTAAAATGATATTCTAGTATCACCCGGGACAAAAAATCGTCCAAGTATTTTAAGTTTTCTTTTTTATTAGGATCATGGTGACACAATTCGGCACATTGGGATATGCATTCACGAATCACTCTAACGTCACTTATATCAAGATCCAAACTGATATATGGTTGATTCTCGTCAAAACCATCCTCAAAAAGAGTATTATCTTCCATTATCCTAAACCAGAATTGAATCTCATAAATTCTATAGCATTTTTAATCTGATATGTTCTATTTTGAATCATTTTAAGAATGCTTTCAATATAAACAAGCATTGTATCATAGTAATCTATCTTCAAACATACTGTAGATAACTTCTCATCCGCATCAAGATATTTCTGCATCGTATCTTTATCACGAATCTTTTTTGGAAAGGGATTATCAATATAAACTTCTGGGTCTGATTTGCCGGAATAATATTCGTATCTTTCGTGGCGAATATTTCTTTTCTGCTGCTCTGCTTTTTTTCTTAAAAGAAAAATAGTATTATACAATTCAAAGTATTTTGCATGAAGAACTGGAATATTTGTAGATTCTGTATGGAGATTATCCATATCTATTTTTGAATCTTTTGTCCACATTTCTTGAATTTTATCAAGATCAATCGTCATAGAGGATTGCCACTTAAATCAGTTATATTGTAGATAGTATACTTGAAACTGACATCTGCTGTAAAGTACTGTATGTCAGTATCTGTTGCATCAAAATTTATAGTTGATAAAGAATATGGAAAAACATCATTAAAAAATACTTGAAACTTTGGTATTAGATTGCTACTCAATATTTGTAAAGTTGCATCTGAGTATACGTTTTGTCTATCTTTTACATAATTTGTTTGTATTAAACCTTGTTCACTTAAATCTCTAAACTGTTTAACTTCTTCCGGATAACCTAACCCTCTTATCCAGTTTTGAATTTCCATATAATTGCCCAGATCTTCATCAACCAAAAATCTTAAATTCAAATCCCCAAATATTATTTTATCGCCAGGAATATCAATATCTTTTAAGTAAGATGGTTGATTTGCGATTCCTAAAGTTATATCTGGAATATTTGCTTGATTGCAGAAAAATGCTACCTTTGGACTTCTTTTTAAAATAAACTTAAATCCAGTAGGTGATAGAAAATTTCTATTCTCAATTTGGGATGGTCTACCTGCCATTTTTTTTAACTATTTAGATAAAAAAAGAGGGTCTAAAGACCCTCTTGATAAATCTTGTGTGAAGATTAGATCACATGAGATTCTTAACTGCGACTCTTCTGTAGTAACGGTTGGCGTTAACATTGAGTTCGCCAAGACCCTGAGTAGTGCCTTGTGCGAATGGGTTAGCAACCATACCGTAACGAGTCTTAAATCCAATTTTTGGTTGGAAGGTGTTCTCACCAACGGCACGAACCATTTGGAGAGGAACATATGGGCAGTAGAAGATACCTGCGTCATATGGGGAAGAACCCTTATAACCAACAACATAGTACTGGTTACCTGGAGTTGCGTTAGCAGAAGTCAGGTTAGAAGCATAAGGATCGATATAAACACGATACTTACCTTGCAGAACACCAGCGAAGGTGTTACCAGTGTCATCAACGTTGAGGTTAGCGTTGAGTGCAGGGGTGTAATCAAGAACACCAGCCATGGTTAGAGCGGAAGCAACGTCTGCTGAGCAGAGGATGATGTTGCCCTTTCCACGACGAGTTCTCTGAGCGATTGCGTTAGCATCACGCTCAATCTGGAACAGAAGACCCTTGAACTTCTCAACAGACCAACGACCATTGGAGTCAACGTCGAGGTCGAAGATACCAGCGTTAGCAACGTTCTGAACAGCACCCTGCTCAGCAACCTTGTAGATGGTGCGGATAACTTCACGGTTGATTTCAGCAAGAATCTCAGTTGACAGAATGTTTGCCAACTCAGCTTCTGCATTCAGACCGTGAATTGCCTTAAGGTCCTGAGCAAGCTCAAGTGAGTACTCAGCCTTCAGTGCGCGTGACTTTGCAGTAACGGTGACTTTCTCGATTGAGAATGCCATCTGGTTGAATGCACCAGAACCATCTCCAAGGTCCTCTGCAGCGTCTGTACGAAGTCCCTGACCAGTGTTGTATGCAAGGTTGTCACCTGTGCCACCAACTGGGTTAAGAACTGAAGGGTTAGTACCTGTCTGTGAGGTAGTACCCATACCAGAGGTAACTGAAGAGAAACCAGTGGTATTGTTGAAACTTGCGCTCTGACCAGAGAATGCTGAATCAACCTCATTGTAGAAGGTTTCATCACCAGACTGTGAACCGTAGCGTGAACGCATTGCGAAGATGAGTCCAGTAGGACCACTCATTGGTTGAACACCAGCCAGATCATAAGCGATCAGGTTAGGCATTGAACGTCTGATTAGTGAAATCAGAACTGGGTCGAAACCTGCGGTAGGACCAACAGCATCAGCACTGCCGCTGAAGCCGCCAGCTCCTGCTGCGTTGGTTGGTGCTTCCATCAGGTTGGAAATACCACCTGCCTGGAATGCAGTTTCTTCTCTTAGGAATTTTTCTTGGTTCTCTAGCAGGACAGCGGTTACCGCTCTTCTGTGCGAATCTTTGATTGGATCAAGACCCTCATAGTTGAGGAGAGGTGCCCACTTTTCCTGCAGATGCTCTGACATGAACATTTGCGTTTACCTTTGTTGTGTGGATGTTT